TGTCCAGCCCGATTCTAACGTTGACTACTGTGCTTCTTTGGAGGGAGGTGAGACTCTTTACAAGACTCTTGGTGCACAGCCATTCAACTACACTGATGCTGTTGATGCTCTTCCTAACGCTGTACACGCTTTCGGTTCCGCTGATGGTGTATCAGGCGAGGGTAAGTTCGTTACCAACAACATGTTCGAGATGCCTTACGCTGCTGGTATTGATACCGAGGCAAACACCTGGGGTAATGGAGACGCAACTGGTGCATTCGAGGGTGTTACTGGAACACAAAACTCTGGTGTTTCTGACGCTGGAACCTTCGTTCTTGCTGAGACTGCTCTTGACATGCATTGTTGGGGTGAGAACCCTGTTGTAACTGCCAAGCTTCAGTTGAACGGACAAGACCGATTTTCTGAGCGTGAAGGTTCATACTTCGATGTTGTTCAGCCATTCCAGCACCACACCCGTGCTCCTGATACTGGTATCAATCTTTACTCCTTCGCACTTCGCCCTGAGGAGCACCAACCATCAGGATCATGCAACTTTTCCAGAATCGACAATGCTACCCTTCAGCTTGTTCTTTCTTCAGGAACTGTTGGTGGTACTTCCACTGCTAAGGTCCGTGTTTACGCTCTAGGATATAATGTCCTACGTGTCATGAGCGGTATGTGCGGTGTTGCATACAGCAACTAGTGGTCCGAAGATACAATACTTTTTATATTGTTTTGTATTTCAAGACCATTATATAAAAATCCATAAAAAATTAATAATTTTTTCATCATAAAAACTGTAAAAAATTATTTACAAAAGTAAAAGAATCCGACTTTCTATGATTTAGACCGTATGAAGCATCTTAATATTTCTTTATCTAGACTTCCGTCATGGATATGTTGTTGAATATTCAATAAGGCGTTCAAGTGTAATGTAGATTTTAGTGTACTAGCATCGTAATATAACTCTTTCATATAATCGCATTGATAATTTTTGTATTGTTCTGTTTCTGTTATCGTACTAAAATCATAGTCGTCATAGTGATTATTGAAAATCGATTCAATTACAGTATAACTAAGAATAGGATTGATTTTCATTTTCATTTCCATTTTGTCATTTATGATATATACACTGTATACAGTATCAATTTTTCTGGAATAATTTCAAATAATCAATAATTTAAGGAGCTCTTTTTTGACGACTGCGATTTGTTTTGACCTTTCAGACGGCTCATTTTTTACTTGTTCATATTTTCTCTCCCAAAACTGCCCCCTATTTTTTACAGCATTGTACACTAGTACTTTATCACGAGCAGGTAGTGTACGAATTACTTTATTCAGTGCCTCGATATTAGTTATATGATTTTTATTAGGGTCATGTACAATATAGTCAGAATTGATAATAATTACAATAACGTGTACATCTAGCCCCGTGGTAGAAACCCTCTGATACGCCTTGTAAGTCAGATAAACGTCCCAAACCTGATTATTTGTAATAATATCCATTTCGTACAATGTTCTTTGTATTATGTATGGTATGTATAAAAATCAATTTTCTTATTTTCTTATAAAATTGATTTTTGTGTTTTTGAAATTGTATATTGTACAATTTCATTAGGACTAAGTCATTTGAACAACAATGTCATTTGAACCTGTATATAAATTAAGAGAATGGATTCCAGAACGTGCTATAAATTCTAAATTTATTTGTGGGAATCCACACGCGTTTCGTAAAAATATTCAAAGACGTAAAATCGAAGACATTAGTTGGAATTGGTTTTCAAAGAACACGCATCCAGGGGCGGTTCATATGATGGAGCAGAATGTACATTCTAAACAGCTATTATGGTCTTTTATAAGTGCAAATCCGAGTGCTATATATTTACTGAAAAGGCATCCAGAAAATATTAATAAAAGGTACTTAAACTCAAATCCAGAGGGGATTTCTTTGTTAGAAGAAAATCTAGACTGGATAATTCCAGATATACTTGCGTGTAATAAAAACGGTATACAGTTATTAAAAAGTTCAGTTAAATGCAAACGCTACTATTGGAATAATTTGTGCAGTAACCCAAGTGCGAAAGCAATAAAAGTGATAAAGAAGAATCTTTCAAAAATCGATTTTGAAGGATTGTCTAAAAACACGAATCCAGAAGTGATTCCAATTATACTTGCAAACCTTGATAAATGCAACTGGTCGGAATTATCAAGAAATCCAATAATGGTTCCACTTTTAAAAGAGAATCAACATAAAATCAACTGGGAATATTTATTTGGAAACAATAGTGAAGAAGCCATGGAACTAATACACGAAAATATACAAAAATTAGATGAAACAGGTGTAGAATTAGGGTTAGGATTAGGATTATTATCACTCAATCCAGCAATATTTATACTGGATAAAGATGCAATGATGAGACAGGTACAACACTTTGCAGAAGATTTAATATCTACAGTACTACATCCCACTAGAGTGCATAAATATATGGATAAATATAATTACAATATATTGGAAGACGAATACTGTACAAATGATGATTAATGTATAGACTTGTTCAATAATGAAATAATGTATATTTTTTTACAGTGTCGCTGTAAAATAAAATACGTAAGAAATGAAATTTATTTATTCAAGTGTCTATATATATACATTTAATTTCGGTTTCACCAAAGATGTCTCAAAAAGATTACATCCATGATAAAAAAATGAGGAACATCTTTTCTCACGACAAAGACCTTCGAATGACTTCTACAAGTAAAGAAGGTTTAGAAAAGACTTTAAGTACTCAAGAGTACACACAGTACAAGCAGTATATAGCCGAAAATGAAGGCATCACGAAACCAGCATATTCGCGTGTAGTAAATGCAGACCAAATACTGTACAGAAATATGGCGGTAACAAAAGATAGTCGCGATTGTCTCGATTGTTCCTATAATGATGCTTGTAATACTTGTGATTTCAGTTTTAATACATTAGCGCGTACAAGTTATTCGAAAGGTACAAGTCTTTTTGCAAGAAATGCCATAAATCAGTATTACAATATGCGAAAGAAAGTTCCTGTAGAAAAAGAATTTATTGTAAAAAATGGAATAAAAATTCCTGCATTAGACCCAAAAAAAGAATTTTGTGCTTGTGATACCTTTTTTACAAGACGTAGAGAAGAGAGAGTACTTAAAAGAAAAAATTGAATACTCCATGTTTATTTGTCTCATACTGTACATAAATAGGAGTAACACCCTCAATACATTTATAAAATGACGACTATTGCGAAATCATACAATCTCTTTACTTCTCTTCCGCCAGACTTAATTCGTGAGGTCTGTGAGTGGGACACAACATATAAACACGTATTTAGTACAGTACGTTTCCAGCGCGAGTTGCACGAAGCCATTTGGTCGAGTCATACTGTACAACAACAATGTGAGCGATTGGTCAGAGACAAACTCGCGTTTTATAAAAAAACATTCAAGAATTGGCGTTCTGATTGGAGTGCAATATATATTCAAACGGGTCAGATAACGACTCGTAAAACATTAAAAGAACTTGATTTAGACAAAGATGTGGAAATCAAATTCTCGCCTTATGGGAAATTCTTGCGATTCAAGGTAATCCCGAAAGGTTATAAAATAGATGAAACTGCATTCTACGATGGAATGTTTGCGAGTAAGAGTATTCCGATGACGAACGACGATTTACTCCATATGTTTTGGAGAAATGGAAGAACACCAGGTACAGTAAAATTAAACGGATTGCCCGAAAACGAGACACGGTTTGTAGACTATATGTGGATTTAGATGTATTGTATATTATATATATTTTGTTAACGAATTAAAAACCGTTGAAGAATTAAATCGCTCAAAGGGTGCGATTTTATCTCTTCATCGGTTTAAACAGGTTCCTTTTTTTACGATTATATGGAACTAGGGTGCAATGCGAAATCAAAGCAATCTTTGTCACAAAAGACGAGTTCGTCTGAAAACACGATATAATCGCGATCCATAATATGAATTCTCATATAGCATACAGGACATCTGTAGCCAACAAATGTATCGATTAGATTCACAACATCAACGTTTAAGCATTCCATTTATACAGTACACAAATGAATAATCTTCATATGAGTTTCTTTACTTAGAAAATGCGGTTTTCAATGCGGTCGTCCATTTTACATCAGGGCTTCTTTGATTGCACTGAGCTTTACCGAATATAAATGTGAGATAGTTGAAATCTTTTTTGTATTCTATTTTCTTTTCGCCCATATAGACGAAGAATCCCAATACTGAACTCAATGCAAACCCAACTAATAATCCTATATTAGCGGTATCGATATTTTCTACAGTTTTGATTTCAGCAGAGTTTTCAACGTCGTCTTTTTCGGCCAACACATTATTGATTTCGATCTTTTTCAAATTTAGGATGTACAGTATACCTAAAATGAATAGAGAGACCATAAAGAATAAGATATTGCTATTGACCATTACCAAGAATACAATGTACAAAAATGCGGACGACATCAGTGTCTTATTAAAATCGGCTTGTTTCGATGGGTCGACTAATACTGCAAAAAACAGTAAAGTCAAAAACCCGAATACGTGTTTAATTAAAACGTTTCCCTTTAGCAATTTCTGTATTTTACAGGGGAACAGTTCTGCTAAAAAGTTCGATGTGATTATCAAAATGAAAATGAAAATCGGGTGAATTGTCAGAAAATTAGCTGTCCACGCTTGATCGGCCATTTTTTTCGATTTGTCTCGTTGTCTCGATATATCCTTTTAGGAGAAAATTAATATAAAAATGTGTTCAGATTTACTGTAAAAAAATATGAATACACAAAACGAATGGTTGTTATCGAATTTATTAGAATTCTATCAGAATCGAGAATATTTAGAGACATTGAAGCAGATTATTAATCGTGAATATGCAATAAATGCCTCGAAAAAGTTGTCAATTCGCATAGTGAATTGGTTTGTAACAAATTATGCGAAACAGCATTTTACAGTATATGAAATTCCTATTCAACCAGAGAAGACGAGTTCAGATAAAGAATCACGACGGTTTTTCGTGTGGACGAGTTATAAATCTACAGAGGATAGTTATTCAAAACAAATGTTTGACCCATACTGTAGACAACAGCGTATTTTGATTCCATATGACGGAGACACGAGAATCGAGACAACAGTAGGTCAGCTACATTTTTTCAAATGGGCAATCATGAATAAGGTGATAGATTACATTATTCAGCATTATGATTCTATTGAGAAAGATATGACATCGAGATTAAATACTGTAAAAAGAAAATCATCGATTAAGAATGAGACGTGTGGAGACAAAACGCGTAAAAAAAGAGAAGAATTGTCTATGAATGCGTGCCGCGTTATGAGAAAGGAATTATGCGACAAGCCAGTAAAAATGAAATTTTAAGAACAAAACATGGACACTTCAAAGTCTTTGATTTCTGGATTCAATTGTTTAATTTCGTGTACAATAGAACCGAGGTCATTATAGATTAAGAACTCGACATTTAAGTCTTTTGCAATTTCGTCTTCCGTTCTCTCAAAAGATATGAGTTCTTCTTTGGTGGGAATATAAATTCCATATTTATTTGAGCCGACGACCATTGGAGAACAAGATGCAAAGAATATTTTTTTACAGCCGAAATCACGTGCTATTTTTACAATATGTTTTGAAGTATTTCCCCGTACAATAGAGTCATCTAATATGAGTACAGTCTTGTCTTGAAATACATTTTGAATACCGCATAATTTCCGTTTAACGTTTTTACGAATAATTTTTTCGTTTTGCATAATGAACGTTCGGTCGATATATCGATTTTTGACTAATCCTTGTTTAATCGGTTTATTTATTACAGTCTGAATTCCATTTGCGAATGCAATACTGGTATCGGGTACAGGAATAATGTAATCAATCATATTACAGCGACCACCCCATCTTTTCATCATCATTTCGCCCAAAAGTTTGCCTACTTGTACTCGTGCATCCAGTACAGATACGTTTTCGATAACAGAATCCAAACGTGCAAAATAAAGGTATTCGAATAGACATGGCGATAGAATAGAGTCAGTGGTAAAAAAATGACGTGGTTCGTTGCGTTGTACAGTAAATAAAATAGTTTCGCCAGGATAGATGTCTCGAACGACATTATAATCGAGTACATTCATTGCAACGGATTCACTTGCAAAGAGATGTTTATCATCTTTCTTTCCCCATATCAAAGGTCGGATACCTCTTTTGTCTCGAATCACTACAAAACCATAATCGTGTATTGTAAATAAAATGCAGAAACTTCCGTGCAATATATCTTGTAAGTATTGAGACAATGTCTCGATGATGGTTTCATTGATATCTTCGTGTGATTGTAATAATTCTTGTAACTTACAACTGTACAATGCTAATACGACTTCAGAATCAGATGTGGTTGGGAAAACCATTTTATAAGTGTTTTTCAAAATCTGTCTCACTTCATCCACATTGATAATATTTCCATTATGACAAATACTGATTCTTCTTGGAAAATTAGTGTACAAAGGTTGTATATCATTATAACTTCCTGTTGTAGAATATCGTACGTGACCTATACAACTGCGCCCTGTAAATGCAGATAATATATTATCATCCATAAAAGCGTCTCTTACCAGTCCAGGTTTCTTGTAAATCATATGTTCATCTGCGATTCCTGCACTATCTTGTCCTCTATGTTGTACAGATAAAAGTCCTTCGACAACTTGATATGCCAATTGACTGTGCAAAGGGTCATAATCAATACTATTGTCAAATATACCTATGATTCCACACATATTAATTGTACAGTATATGATGGAAGAAATAATTACAACATATTTATGTAGTTATTTCTTTTTAATTAATTATACCCAAACGAGACAAAGTACTTAGACAACGTTCAAAGTAACGGTGTAAGCACGCTCAGTTGCGGAACCACCAGTAGCAACAGCAGTATCTTGTCCAGCAGCAGGCTGAAGGATAACCTTGTAGGTGATGGTATCACCAGCAAGGATTGGCATCTTGTAGTATCCATCCTCAGAAGCATTGTAGTTGAAACCATTAGAAGCGTGGTTAATGTCAATAAATCTGGTAGGAGCAGCAGTGATAAGCTGGTTGAACATTTCACGTCCAAGATTCTCTGCGGAAGTGCTGTCAGCCATGTACTTTTTACTGTTAGCATCAGTAGCAAGGTCTCCGTAAGTTCCGTTGGTGAAATCAAGAGCAGTGATCTTACCACCAATGGTGGTTGCGATTTCGTCACATTTAGCATTGATGTCTGTGTTTACAGCATCTTCGTTGGTGAACAAATCAGCACCTAGGTAAGTACCGAAAAGTCCATTAGCCAAGTGGCGGATGAAATCCTTTCCAATAGGGTCACTGGCAACATATTGGTTTGCGGTAACCTCACCAGTCTTAGGGTTCAAGGTACTTGTATATCCAGTCCACTTACTAGAGTCAACGTAGTAGTAAACAAAAGAAGCATCGGAAAGGATTGGGTTATCAGAACGGAAGAAAAATGCTTCTTGTAGAGCAGTAGCAGCAACACTGGTACTTAGAGTGATGGTAGCATCACTGGAGAAAGTAGGTGCGTGTGCAGGTACAGTAGCAGAAGTAGCAAGTTGCTTGGTATTTTCGAAAGCGGTAAGAACGAGATTCACCATTTTTATTTATATATATTCAGTACACATAATTATTTTGAACGAACTTTTTATATGTCATATCACATTAGTACAATTTTTCGATTTCTAAAGCAAAGGAAAAGTCATTTCCTTTTAAGTCGATAACTTCGCCGAAACGGTCCAGTAAACGAATATGGAGTTTTTCCAAACGGATTGGGCCAAAGTAATTGCGCTTTTTAAATACTAAATCAGAACCGTCATCGATAATATTGGTATTTTGTCCACTAGATACAGTAATTCTTGCTAAAATATTATTTCCTAAATTAGAATCTCCTTTGGATGAAATTATGGTATTGGATGAGAAATTACGTTGAAAGTCATCTATTTCTAAAAAGACATATTGATAAAAACTTGAACCAAAAGATGTTTCACTTTCTAAATATCCATAACAAAATTCATTTGTTATAGTCAAATCATTATGTGAGTTATTTGAACATATTCTTTCATAAACCGATTTTCGAAACCCCATTGTCCATCCAGCTGATTTTTGTTGAATATGTGTGGTCTGTGTTTTTTCAGGTTGTGTAAAATCAATCGTAAATGAAAAGGCGTTGTTTACGTCTATACCTGGGAAGTTAATAATATCATAAGGGTTTACAGAATCTGAATTAACATTACCTCTTGGGTCTTGTCCTACGCGAAAACGTGTATGTGTTGTTGTTGGGTCGATTTCTATATGTATAAATTCAAGTCCTTCTCCAATCCTATCGAACATATTATTTATCATTGTTTGGAATGAAACTGCATTGTAGTTGCCTTCAGGTATTTCTATTTTGTGTACTTGATCTTTAAGTATTGTGGGGTCTAATGTGTTTTCTGGATTGTTAAAAGTTTTAATATAAAAAACATTACTGTTATTGTGACTTGAAAATCCATACCACATATTGGGTAATTCCAATGCAGATAGTTTGATAGAAGTGACATTATTAATAGGCTCGGCTAGATTAAATGTATGATTAGTAGATACAGTATTATTATAATGTGGTCGAAATAAAGTATCAACACATAATACGTTTTGAATAGTTTTTCTATCTGACACAGGATTTAATTCAAATTTATTACTAAAAGAAGCCATTTTATATATTCTAAACTTATTATCTTAGTGTACTGTTACATGATAAAAATATAATTTTATGAAATTATCAACTAATTTGTATTTATTGCAGCAATAGCAAGTTTTTCAGGGTCGAACACACCATCAGGAGGAAAACTGTACAAATTAATATAGGTCAAATACACAGGTGGAATTGTTGCTGCAACCGCAGATTGAATGTGATGCTCACCGAAAATACTAGTAGGAGCTTTCGTATTTAATCCATCGATATATTCCTGTAATCTCGTCATATCATCTAATATATCAGCCCTGTCTTTAGTTACATTGTACAAATCAGATGTGTTTGTCAGTTCTGTATACTGTAAATATGCACGCTGAAGACCTTTTAAAGAACGTAATGCAGAATTCCGAATTATTTCATAATCTGCGTTACCGAATTTTCGCGCTGATAATAAAGCTGACGATAATACATTGTATCGTTCTAACGTCAAATCTTCTGCAACTGTAGAAAAATTACCATCAGCGTACGCTGCTAATAATTCTAGGAGGTTATTCAAAGTGGAACGTAATATACTGTCTAATTGTCCTAATTGAGTACTAGAAGATGACTCAAATGCCCCTCCTGTGTTCGATGAAAAAGGGGATGTATTGGTACCTGAGCTAAATGCAGACATTATGTATATTCTTATATTTTATACAGTGTTTTTTTTCTTGTAAAACTGAAACAACGTGCGAATTCCATTCTGTTCATTGTACAGGTCTGTCAAGAAAGGGTCAAATAGTAATTGTTTCACTTGTGTAGAGCAGTATTTTTCTCGTTTTTTCATAAATAGTTCTAAATCTAGTTGTTCATCATCTTTTGTACAGCTTTTTTCTAATTCTTGTACGATTTTGTAATAACCATCGAAATCTGTTTTCCGTTTTTGTTTGCATTCGTATATTTTTTCTAATGCTAAACCTAATAATTGTTGTAATGGATTCATCAGTTGATTTGTGATATAATAGGTGTAATCTAGTGGAACTTTATTCTGTACAATATATTCAGGGGTTTCAATGCGTTCTCCTAAAAGAGAGTTTTTATCCGAATTCTGTACAAATACATATTTTATACGGTCGCCTGGTTTTGGCTTATTTCCAGGGTCTCTGTCACCCATTCTGTCCGCAAGGACTCTATGGGCAATTTGTTTCGGATTTTTATATTCACTCCGTAATGACTTCGTTATTGCCAATTTCTCCATAGATACTTCACCTTTAACTAATCGGGTTAGCATCGTATTCAAGAACTCAATCGCTTTCTGAATATTGTCAGGTTCTTTCATTAATATTGTAAGAATACCGCCATATACATCTTTTACGTAATCACACGAATCACGGCGTTTCAGAGGTAAACCCATGAATTTCAGTTTGCCCTTGTTTGGGTCATTTTCATACAGCATACCAACATAACGCTTCTTAGACAGTAGAATAAATGACATTAGTGTTTTCTCATACGCCAACTTCATTGGTGGAGGCAAGAATAATGAACATAAATCTGCAGACTCTTGTGCTATTTCTATGGTAAGTTCCAATGCGCGTTTTCCTCGAATTGGTTCACCTGTATCTGCATCCTCTAGGTTAAACGTAAAGAATACACTATCCGTATTATGTACAATAAGATTACCGACACCTGCCGCAAAATGATGATTGTCGGTTGTCAAGTCGTATACATATCCTTCATATTGAATTTCGTGCATTTTTTTTATTTTAAAAGGATTTTTTCGTTGAGGTTTCTTTGTCATTGTGACCTTGATATGATTATCTTCAATGTCTATTTCAAAATTATATCCATTTGATTCTATAGACGCACAAAACAATGCCGCTGAAACTTGTGTGTCGAACAATTTTGTACAACACTCATTGGGAACTTCCATTTCATCAAAATATGGTAAAGAATGATGAAGTAATTCTATTGTATTGATATTGGTTTCTGTAATTTGTTTTGGTGAAATCTCTACACCATTATTCAGTACTAGCGAATGGTCATCTGTAACATCTACTACGCCTGTATGTGTAAGTACTCGAATCATTTTTTTATGAGGTGCCAACGCGTGACGTATAACTCTGTACAGTTTTGTCCAACCTTTTTCAGTCCAAGTTTCTACATCATCTGACATTTCGCAAAATTCTTTTTCTTCGTTTTGTACCCATGAACCAATACCATATTTATCTGCTAATTCTTCTACAGTAAGTAGGTCGACTTTATTAGAAATACGTACATATATGGGAGTATAGTTCGCTACACTATCACCGTACACATATTGTGACCTTGTTCGTGCTATATGAACGGCTTCGCCGCCATTTTTAGGGGTATATACAGAATCTCCATAAATTTCCTCGACCATACGTTTTGCATATATAATCATTTGTCGTCCAATAGACGTAATAGATGCTGCTACATCTTTTTCGTAAAAGGTAGACACACTGGAACCCATTTGACCGTACAAAGAATTCGCAGTCACTTTGTATCCAAGTTGTCTTTTATCCAATACGTTGGCCAAGAAGGGGTCGCTTTCGCTTTCGGCTTTTTTCCTAGTTTCTTTACGGGCTTTGAGTAAATCGCCGATAATGCAGGGAACAATACCTTCTTGTCCATTCGGGAATTGTGCCCATCGGCATACTTTTTTCCCGCATTTCACTTTTTCTTTTCTACCGAGATTTCCATTCGCAGTGTATCGTTGTACAGTTTCGAAATGGTCAAATTCGGTTTCAATGTACTCGTATTCAGGTAAATTATCGTATTTCAATGTAGACGATTCTAGATATTTACGGTTTTTTTCTGTAAGATGGATATCGTTTATTCTGATCAGTTCGCCTTTTAGGTTGTACAGTTTCGTCCATACTTTACTGTTTGGAGATAAATTCCATCCTTTCGCAATAGACGGATATAGTGAAGAGTAATCATTACACGCCACTGGATTTTCACCGTACATTGCGCATTTTGGAGGCAATACAATCGCACCTTCGTAACCGTCATCGTTCTGTTTGTGTTCCAAGTCAGGCATCAAAGTATTCTTTTCACGACATACTTTCGCTACATAGCTAGTAAGCTTGATACCTTGTCCGCGAAACACTAAGAAACTAATTGGTACAGTACAAATACGAGCCATCTCATTATATCCAGTAAGTACATCCGTTTTATTCATTAAATGCTGTACAAGATTACAATCCTGAATACAGTATTTCGCCACAATCGCACGACTTTTCGCCGATTCTTTTGACAGTCTGAAAATGTCTTGAGGAGTGACGTCATCCTTTGACATACCCCATTTGAGTGCTTGGGTTTTCGGATTCAAGTCGGTATAATGTCCATCAATTACAATTACATTGTATTTTCCTTTAGGAATGCTGTGTGCATTTGTTTCGTCCACTTCCACATTTTTCAAAATATCCTTTACACGGAATTTCTTTCCTTTTTGATAATAGTCTACTGTAAATGTGGTTATTTCCAAATGGATGAAATCATCTGTGTGCAATCCCATAATATTTTTACTGTACAAATGAGTTTGTCCATTTTCTACTGAAACGACACCTTTAATATCATCCCGTATAAAACTACCTGCAACATCGTCTAGTTTATATGAAGCTAGATTGTAATCACGACGGAAATAGAATAACAAATCGATTTGGAGTCTTCCTGACATACTGGGATACCGTAAATCATAATCACCACTTGCTAGACGGTTTTTCGTTTGTGCAAGTGATTTGTCATTTGTACGGAAATTCTCTTTGTAGCACACTTCTTCTAAGATTCTTGACATTGACATGAATGTATCTACAATGTCCAGTTCTTGTGCCCGTTGGAACATGAATTCATAATCAAATCCGAATATATTGTACCCAATAATGATGTCAGGATTCTCTTGTTGAATGAGTCGCGTCCATTCAGTCAAACATTTGGCTTCTGTCGGTACTGATTCGATTTCTGCCCCTTTGATGGGGTCACAGCTTCCTACGACCAGACAATGATTTTTGTACGGTTCTTTTTCGCCATATTTCATAAAGGTTGACCCAATAAAGGTTACTTCATCGCCTTTTAGGTCAGGTAATCCAGTATCCATAGTAAGCGTTTCATTTACAATACGAATCTTATTTTCACGATTATACTCTGGTTGTAATAAAATCTGTACAAGGGTTAATTTCGTGTCTTCAGATTGTTTCTTGACTTCGTCTTTATTTCTTTTATGAAGGTGTTCTGGAACTTCACCAATACCACTACCGAATCCACCAATGGAGTCAACTGTATGAACTATACTGTCTTCGTTTGTATTATCATCGTCATCTCCACTTTTCTCTGTAGATTTCGTCAGTGCTTTTGAATCGGATGCAATCTGCTGTAGCATAGATGTTATTTTCATTGCTTTCTTCTTTTTTGTCACGCATCCAGACGATTTTAGTTCGTCTTGGAGCATTTTCAAACTTTGTTTTATAATTTTATTTACACGAATTTTTATCATTTCTTTTGTTACTTTTGTTTTAGGATATACTAGGTCAATATCTTCCATTGAACCAATGCCGAAACCCGCCAACAGTAGTTTCTTCAACATTGCTTCTGCTTTCGCGGTTTGTTGTACAGTAAGTTCACCACAATCCATTCGTCTGATAAAGTAATCGACCACTTGTGTCGATAGACGTTTGTAATCTTTACGAGGTAATGGGAAATCACCGTGACTACTACTTGCTTCAATATCAAAACTGCATATTTTGTACGGTACTGGGGTTTCTTTTTGTGGCAATGGTTTTATTTGTGTTGGATTACAAATATACTCATAATCACATTTGGAAATCGGTTGTTCCATGTTTGCAAATTCTGTAATTTCCACCCATCCCGAAGGACATATATTGTAAATATGTAAATACCGCAATAGTGGTGGAATCTTGCTTTCGTACAAATATAGTTCTTCGTTGTTTAGTTTATACGGTTTGTATGTACGGTGATAGACTCCTTCGTCGTCTGTGTACGATGTATACCATAAATTCCGTACTTTATTGAATACATTGATGTTACTGAATGTCAGTTTTATAAATTTGAACTTTGTATCTCCTGTAAAATCATATAATTTATTGTGTTCTACTAATTTCACAGATTTCAAGCTAGTTTCATAATATCCTTTTAGTTCTTTTCGTAGTTGCATTTCTAATTGAAACTCGTCTGCACTAGTCCAATGATTCCCCACTTTCAAGTAGAAGAATGGATTGTAACCATCAACGTACATTAAACACGTCTCTCCGAATTCATTTATACCGAACATTTGAACACGAAATAGTGCAGTATCCTTCTTCACTTTTTTTGTTTTGTTTCGTGGATTTTCATCTTCATCCGATTCAAAATCGCCTTCACGGAAATCAAACATTTGAAAATCGAATAAACGAAATATTCTATGTCGTGATTCCAATTCTGGAGCATTCGGTTTTGCAATCTTCTTGAAACGTTTCTTCGTTTTCGATAACATAGGTTTGATTTCTCTATTTCTGTATGTCATTATGACTTTAATTTATTTACTGTACAAAACTCATTATAAGAATTTTCAATTTTCTGTAAATACAACAGTATAAATGTTATTGTCAAAGTTACTGTAAGAGATGATACTGTACACACTACTTGCTTTGTATCCTTTATTGTGTTTTTCAGACCCTTTTATCAAAAATATTGAGATTCCATCCTGTAGAAACTGTATTTATTACAAACTGGATTACAATGACCCTAGATATACTTACAATAAATGTTCGCTTTTTGGAAAAATGGATATCATTACTGGTGAAGTAAAATATGACCTGGCTCGTGAAAGCAGAACTAATGAAATGAAATGTGGTATACAGGGGGCACACTTTGAAGTAGATAAACTGATAAAACTAAAATTATTTTTACGGAAAATTGTTCAATTATTGAAAAATATGTACATTATTTCTGCTTTCTTATTTGCGTGTGTTTTCTTTCTCCAAATCAGTGGGAAATCTAAATAGATATAGAATGACTTAGAATGTTATATACAGTACTTAGCTCAAAATGAACTTATTATTCTCTTTACCTAAGGTTTTACAGGATATTGTAAACGAATATAACGTTGACCATCGACCTATTTTTGCACCAGTAATTAAACAGATTTTATATCGTCGTTTCATTATGCGCAATTCTTACTGTTTTCATGAGTTGTGTGATGATTGTTATGAATGTATCGAACCTGATGAATTATATATCATGATTTTTATTGGGTCTACAATGTTCAAATGTTGTAATAATCAGTATTGTGTTACTTTTCTCGAAGACCACATTCGAAATTACGTACCAAGAACTACATAAATAGTATAATATTGGGTTTACTGTAGATAAAATAATGTGTTTATTTACACCTTTTCACATTTCAAACGCCGAATTTTTTATAAATAATAATAAAATTGATTTCATTTTATTATCATTGCTATATTTTATACATTAAATAAAATGGACGAACCTAAACAACAAATAACTCTGTTAGACCATCGTAATAATTTATTGAATAATCCAAACAGATATATTCAAGATAAAGAACGAGCAATAAAACAATTTGCTGAAACATCGTATAAATTTTATGGCTCTTGTGGAAAAAATAAAAAATTGTTAATAAAATTGCTTGAAAAATTAGGTAATTTAGTTTTTGAAAATCAAGAAAATAAACCAATTTATGAGTATCAAGATACTTTACCTCGTGCTTGGAACTCACCAATGAATGGAGGGTGGAAAAAAAATTATATAAAATGGGAAATAGGACATCTTATATCATTAAATCAAGGTGGTTCTAATAACCCTGAAAATTTATCATTTCAATCTGCTAGATGTAATCAACATATACAAACAAGTATGAACTATTTTGAAACAACAGAGTATAATTGTAAAGAAGAAGTTAAAAATAGAATTGATAATTTAGTTATTCTTCATAAAAGTAAAGAATGGATAGATATTTTAGAAAATATTAATTCTATTGTAAAAAACGGCGTTTGAAATGTGTAAAAGATCTAGACCCAATAGTAAAGAATTTATTGCTCGATTAGCGTTTTATAATATCAATGAAGAACGATATAATACATTGCGGAATGCAGGCATCGACGATTATGAAATGGATGCCTACATTCGTGTAGGGCTGAATTTGAATAGAAATACGATATATAAAGTGAAACAACTAGTAGAAATGAAAAAACAGAGGGATAGAGGAATTCTACGATATTGTTGTTTTTGCTAAAGAATTCATAAAACGTTTTCTTCAAAAA